GCAGTTCTGAATCTGAAGAAACCAATCTTCTGACCAGCCGCAAAAGTTCCAGTAGAACTATCAAGTATCATCTGATTATTTGCGATATCAATTGACTGAAGCGAACCATGAATTAATGCTGGGCTATTAATAATAGCGTTTGAAGAAGCATTAATTACATAAACTTCATCGCCACCAGCGGAAGATGGAATAACCAAAGAGTTAGCCAAAGCGACACCAGTATATGTAATATACTCGTCGTTTTCGTTGTTAAAATATGCCTGACCTGTACCAACAGTAAAGTTAGCAACGTAAAGGTTGAACTTTACGTCCTCTCTTGGTAGAGCTGTCCAAGTTCTGGCGTTTGATGAACGGAATGATTCGCCAGTATATGGATTTAGACCAATCTGCGATTTAGTTGTTACGTCGAAATCGCCAAGCTCTGCAACCCACATTCTATAATCTGGGCTGCTTGATTCTGGTTCTACCCAGAAGGCGTAATCAGTGTTACCAGATAGATAAATTGGCTCGTTGAACGTAAAGGTTGTAGCTACGTTAGCTGTATCAGAAACATTAACATTATTAGCATCGAGACGACCCCAACCATAAATCTTATTGTTGTCTGGTAGCCCAGCGTTCATTCCACAGACAACGACACGAATACCGTCGTTCTGATCTTTAGACTTGAAGAACAGATCAACCTTAGTTGCGAAAACGCCGCTTTCTTGTTGTGGTGATTCTACCTTGAATGACTGAGCGATAGGATCACGGAAATAAGTTGTTGTGTAGTTATAGGCATAGCAAGTTCTTACATCAGGAGTAATAGTTGTGATTGTTGCTTCTTGACTTGTTGTTGTAATATTACTTGCAACATAAGTCCCTGATGCCTTAGAAAGAGCAGCATCGTCGCCGTAAACCAAGCTATCAGTGTCCATAACCATGAATCTTCTCTCACCAACACGGAACTGGTTGGCAGGAATATTGAAGACGCCGAATACGTTACCAAATTGGTCTGAGTAAATTGGATCGCCAAAGTTTGCAGTTCTTTTAACAACAGCGGCTGGATTTGTTGTCTGCGCTGCTGCAGATACTATAGCTGAAGTAGTAATTCCTAGACCAACATTAAGAGTTCCTGCTGCACAATAGGCGTCAACAGGGGTCTCGTCAAAATAACAATACATTCTTGACGAAGGCTTAACGCCAGTAGCAATAAATGCGATTGTCTTAGACTTAATATATGGCTGAACAGCAATATCAGTTAGGAACTTGCCTAGCTCCACAGTATTAGTCATTGGAACATACCAATGAGTTGTTACTAGCTGTTGCCAATAAGTTGTTTGACCTGAATAGATATTACCAGTCTGAGCGTAAACTTGCCATGGTCCGTAATGTGAACCCCAGATGTTACCAGCTTCGCCCAATTCTACGAATGGCTGCATCAAATCTAAAACAGCATCAGCGTTCGGAATCTGAGTTTCATCTTTATTCATATCATAATTTGGATAAAGATTTAGAGTTCCATTCCAAGACCAAATATCTTGGTTGTTGTTTCTAAATTTCGTAGCATATGGCTGTAGAATATATGCTTCGTGAGTGTATGGTCTAGTAACAAGTTTACCAGTTAATGTTACACCAGTGCTTGTGGTATTGTTATATGCTAGATCAATATCGTATTGAGAATATGTTGGACGACCGTGACCGTAACGAACATCAATCGACCATCTGTATCCAGGATCGTCTGCCTGAGCGAACAGGTGAGAAGTCATAGGATCAGCAAATATACCGTTCTTGAAACGATTTAGACCAGCAGCGTCTGGAACCTGGATATTCTGTGTTTTCTGTTCCAACTGGTTTAGAGTTGTATAATATTCTAGTCTCTTAATTCTCTGATCAAGCTGTCCAATATCCTTCATAGTATAAACTCTATTTGAAGTGATAGTGGTTCTTACAGCTAGATCTTTTCTCTTGTAAGTTTCAAGTTCACGAGCATTTAGAGTTGGGAACGGAGCAACGTTAGCTGCTGCGATAACCATAGAATCAATTTCAGGATTTGGATTCTTTGGATCTTCTGAAGGAACGCCTTGAATAACACCAAGCTGACCAGACTGGCTGATAGTGATAAGATCCATACGCCCTAGGAAGTATTCGATATCAGCCTGGAAATTAGAATCAGGCTCTGATAGATATGAGAATGTTCCGCTAATGAATGAGTTAGTTGTGGCTGGATTTACAGTGGCCCCAGCCATAGTGGTTGAACTGTTAGCAGTATTGGCTTTATACGCACGGAAATCTACTGAATCTCTTAGATCGTAAGTAGAGCTTCCAGTTTTATAAGTTGGTATTTCAGCCCAAGAAATAGTTGTATTGTTTACTGCTGAATTTGTAGTTGGATAAGAATCTACAGAGAAGAATCCAATACCGTTGTTTAGATTAGCAGTGAAGTGATCGACTTCGACTGTTAGATATGGAGTTGAAGCAAGATATCCAGTATATTCTGGTCTTAATATAAGAGTTCCGTGATCATAGTAATCATCTTTTTGACCAGAAGACAACACGAAATATCTTGTAATATTTTCGGCTGTTGTATTTGAGTAAGAAGAATTCGTTGAACCCCAAACATTTCTTAACTTGATAACATCAGGAAGACCAAGAATCCATGGCCCTGTAAACCCAGAAGCGTTATTTGCTAGGTTTAGCTTAACATATCTATTTTTATTGACGTCTTTTTTAGCCTGTGTTGCTTGACTTCTTCTCATCTTATACTGAACTGTCATAGCAGTTGTAGATGTAGTCAATGGAAGAGAAGAATTAGCAGAACCAGTGCTAATATCGAAAGTTGTAGAGCTAGTGATATTTACGTAACGACTACCTGGATAAGTTGCATCTAGAGGAACTTCATATCCAACTGGATAGAACTTAGCAACATTTGCAGAAGCATTAGTTACGGTACAATTTGCATTTAAGGTCATAACAGTGCTATTTGTAGAAACAATTCTACGATAATCCACTGTTCCGGAACCACCAGAGAAAATCTTAATATATTCGCCGTTAGCAAAATAAGTTGTTAGATTTGTGCCAGTAAGAGTAGTAGTTGTGCTACTTACACCAAAAGAACCACCAATGTTGATAGTAGTAGCGTTTGCTTTGAATGTTACAATAAATTCATTTTCTAGCGTATCACCAAGTTGGAATGGATAAGACCCTTGATAGCCAAGAGTGTCTGTTCCACCAGCATAAGAAGAATTTGATGTTACAGAAAGAATACCAAGATTTGATAGATTGGCAGTTGATGTTGCTCTGAAATAGAACTCAGAAGCATTAACAGCGCCATTTGAACTTCTAAGAGTTCTTAATGCCTTTTTACCAAATGGGAATACTAGATTAGTTCTACCGCTTTGATTTAGAAACGCAGTTGTAGAAGAGTTAGCAATATCAGCACGGAATTCGCCATATGTATTAATTGACGAATTGGCGATAATAGCTTTGGCGTCGTTCATGAAGCTCTTGCCGCTATTCATTGCAATATCAGTCAAGTAAATACGGTAAGTTGTTCCTGGAAGACCTGGATCGCCTTCATCATGAACGACCTGTTTTACCTTGGCGGTGCCGATCTTAGAACCATTCAAAGTGTAATCTGCTACACCAACAGAGATAGTTGACTGCTGAGTGTCATAAAGATCTACAGTAATGAAGTTAGAAAAGTCAAGCGCACCCATAACTTCATTTGCATATACGAAGTTGCCATAGTTTGTAGTGATTACCTGAGAGTTTGCTTCTCTTGTAGTGATAGCCTTATCGGTGTCAACTTTAAGAGAAGAAATAAAATCTACTCGTTTACCATGAACGTAGCCTGTGCCTGTTGAAACTTCATAGGCAAAAGCGTCTGTGTTTGAGGTGTTGGCTGCATAAGTTGCTTCCACCTGGAATGGTTTGGTTACATAATCACCAGATTCTTCGAAAGTTCTGGTGTTAAGAAAATCACCAAGAACAGAATATGGATCTGATTCTCTGTTTAGAACGATTTCATTGGTGATATTTGAAAATTCGAAAGCAATAAAGAATGATTCGTTATTTGCTACTTCTGTTCTTAGTCTTGAAACCAACGTTGGTGTCAACTTTAGACGATGCGCTCCGGGAGCGTTTTCGTTAGAATAACCAAGGGCGTTATCTAATAGTGATGTGTCTTCGTTTTCTGTTACAATTGATTCAGCTGTCTCGAACCCTACAACATATCCAGAAACGTTTGTACTATAATCACTTACGACTACTGTCTGTTGGTTAACCTTTTGGAAGAAACCTTTTTGGAACACCCAACCATCTTCGATTGTTAATCCATATCCCTTACCAACAGCGTTAACAGAGGTGTTTGTTGAAATAACGTAAATTGAATTGATTAAATTGTTAGCGTCAATAACACCGAGTTTAGATTGATTTTCGTCGTAAATATTAATCAATTCGCCATTAGCGAATGTAGTGTTTCCGTTAATACCAGTGTTTAAGTATTTTAAATGAAAACGATTAGTGTCTGGATAATTAACTTCTAGGCCAGCTGTGGTAACCATAGCCACAGCTCTAACGTTTGAAGACTGACCTACAAGAAGGCACTGATTGTTTACAGAAGTAAATACAGCGTTAGCGTTAGCAGTGAAATTGTCAGCTACACGAACGAAATCGAAACTCTTAATTGTGGTTGGCGCACACCCGTCTACCACGCTACCGTCGCTAAGAATTCTATTACCAAATTTGTCAATTTGGTTTTGGAGCATGGTCTGAACTTGTGTTAGCTCACGAGCCTGAACCGCTACAGTTGGGCGGAAAAGAATTCTATAATACTGCTTATTTTCGTTATAATCGTCGAAATAAGGGGAAGTATTGAAATCAGTTTCTAAAGGCATATTCGGCTAACCCTATCTTATAATTTGATTACCAGTCTAAATGTTTCTGACTGCGTATTTGAACGTTCTGTGTTATTTATGTTCTGCACGTAAAGGGGATATAAATCTTCTACGAAAATATCGCCTCTACTTTCGATGGCTATAGAAGTCACAATCTGATTATTTGTATTTAATATATTTTCACCATCGATAAAATATTTATCACCGACATAATGAACTGTCGAACCGTTAGACCAGACGACAGTTGCTCTAGCTTTGCTGTTTGCTCCAATAATTACGTCTGCATTACTGAAAGTATATGCTGGAGTACAGGTAGATATTTGGATCTGACTGAACGTATTTGAGCTATATCTAGAACCTTTAGATTGATTGTTTGCGATCAACGAGTAAGGATTCTTTATCAAACCAATTTTGTTGTAAACAACATTCGAAGAAATAGTATTAGACTCAGTATTAGCAAAAGTAAAAGAGATAGAAATCCCTTGCATGCCTAATTCTGTTGCTGGATCTCTTCCATGACCACCAGGAGGAGGAACGATCGGATAAACCGTGGCCCCGGAACCATAAGAAGAATTACTTACAACAACTGCATTAGCCCAAGTAATCGAAGAGCCTTTATCAAGAACAACAACGCCAGAAATAGAATTGGTAACAGTGTTTACTGTAGTGTAAGCCGTAGGGTTATTACCAGAAGCAGTGTCGCTCGTAAATAAAATTCTAGGAGAAATTTTATACAGAGAAGCTCCTGCGGTAAGAGCAGTAGTGTTAGCTGCAGAATCAAGAATTACAGTTCTAACGGGACCGTTTACTGTATAGCCAGTAATGTTAAAAATCTGGTATGCATTATTAGAAGAACTGTATAGATAAATGCTGTTATTTACATAATGACCTGGACTGATAGATGCATTAGATTCAATAACGAGAGCTGTTGAATTGGTGATGCCTTGTAAAGTCCCATTATGGTAAGTTTCGTAACCTGCACCAACGTTAGAAACAACCACAGTTTCGATTCCTGAATACGTTAAAGACGCAGCTTGGATTGTGGTGTTTGGATATACAGGAGCGTAGTGGGTTGTAGAGAACCTATCAAAATCTTCTGTAGAAACAGAAGTCAAATAACGCCATTTATAACCATCTTCTGTTGTTTCGAATGTAGTTGATTGAGTTGGTGTTCCAATCGAAGAAGGGTTTTTAATAGAAGCTGCACCGTTAGCGTTATCTATGCACTTATACACATGATAAGCCCCGCCGATAGCTGTAGGCGGAGCAATAACATAAAACATACTATTGGCCATATCTTTAGTATTGTCGTATCTATCGTAAACGGTGTTTGATGTCCAAACATATTTTTTAACAATAGATGAAAAATTATTAGCTAATAATCTTTTTCCAAAATGCATTTGCCAATCGTTTTCAAAATACACATCATAATCTGTATTAGCTAAAGTTGGTGTATCTCCTGGCCATGGTTCTGCGCCAGCAGCAAATGCATAATAATGAGAAGTATTTGATGAAATATTATCAACAATTTCGTCAAAAATAGATTTTCTGAATGATGATGTAAGTTTACCCATTATTTAACGTCCGTTAGGTATGAACCATACATATTTGTTCCATCGCTTATAAACATTATAATATCTCTAGCGTTAGCATCGGTAGTTAACACTGGAGCCACTCCAGCCGTCCATTTGAACACAGAATTCCATGTCAATGATTTGTTTCCAGTACCATCTTGGATGACATGAAGTATATAAGTTCCAATCTTAAGATTGGTTGGCGCCGCCATGGCTCTGTTCCCGCCAAGAGTTACAGTGGCTACTTGCCCCGAAGATGTATCCCAATTAATAGTAGATGCATCTGTTAGGGTTTGAGAGAGAACATTGGCTTGGGCGACACTAACTGTTCCCTTAAAAATAGTATTGGCGTTGAAATTAGATACACCATTGCAATTAACCACACCAGTAAAAGTGGAATTACCAGTAACATTTAAATTACCAGCAACATTAGCTGTGTTAGAAAGGATAGCAGCCCCAACTACCGAAATAGTATTACTAAAATATGTTGCTTTGGTAAATGAAGCGTTTGATGTAAAAGAAACGTTTCCATTAAATGTAGCAGTGTTATTGAACGCCGCCGTTCCAACAATGTTAGCAGAAGCTGTGTTTTCTATCAATACGTTTGCAGCGAAAGAAGTTATGTTTGATATATAAACTGGGCCAAGGGTGTATAAATTAGTGTTTGTGACAACGTTGGCGGCAAAAACAACATTTCCATTAAATGTAGCAGAATTGCTCCAAGTATAAGTTGCGTTTGTATTAACGCCAGGAACAGTAGACCAATAAACTGTAGAACCATTAGAAGTAAGTAGCTGACCTGATGTGCCTACGCTACCATTCGCTTCAAGCGTGATAGTGCTTGGAATTTTGAATATCGAAGAGTTTACTGTAACATTTCCGACAGTAACCGAAACTGCATTAACAGTGTTTGCTTGGATATCTTTATTAAAGATATGAGTGTTCGACCAAACAAAATAACCAGCAGTGTTAACAGAGGCAACGCCTGGAGAAGACCAATAAACCTTTGAACTTCCATCAGAAGTTAGATACTGCCCTGCAGTACCAGTACTACCATTGGCTTCAACGGGTAATGCGCTTCCAAACGAGAACTGGGAACTGTTGACAACGAGTTTACCGCCAACCTGAAGTATAGCAGCATTAGCTGTTCCTGAAGTGAACACGCCAGTGCTATTAGCAACTGTGCTAGTTCCAACAGTATGGGAAGCAGCGTTTACTGTCCCTGTATGATAAGCACCAGTAGAATTAGCAACGAAATTAGAGCCAACAGTGTGCGATGCAGAATTGATCGTTCCTGTATGGTAGATACCAGTGCTATTGCCAACAAGACTAGAACCGACTGTATGAGAAGCTGCATTAATTACTCCTGTGTGATAAACGCCTGAAGCATTACCAACAAGGTCTGAACCTACAGTAAAAGATGAGGCATTAGCCGAACCGTTTACAGTAAGAACTGTGGAATTTACGAATAGATACTGGGCTACGTTTAATAGACCACTGATATTTACGTTTGCTGCAGCGTTAACAAGGGAAGAATTAACGCTGAAGTTCGTAATAGCAATTCTACTATTATTAGCTGTGAACGTGGCGGTAGAGTTACCGAAATAATAACCAACTGCATTAGATACAGAAGCATTGACAGTAGAATTACCGACTGTAACCATACCAGTCATAGTGTATGTGGTATATATTTCAGTAAAATTATTATTGATCTTGATCATACCGTTTCGAACGGTATCACCAGTTCCATCGTTTGGCGCTGAACCTACGTTAACAACCTGTTGTACCAATTTCTATCCCCTTAATTAAGAAATTCTATCTACTGTTGTCGCTGAATCGCAAAGCAATACACCGCTCGAAGACAAGAACTGATATCCAATAGGTAGAATATCTGCTTCTGTAGGCTCTTCTAGGATTCCCAGTAATTCCTGTTCTTCGCTTATTAATAAGAACTTTCCGAACAATTCAGAGCCTGAAGAATGGAAAGTTTCGTATAAGATATTCTTATATTTATCTAAAGTTCTAGCAACTTGTATTTCATAAGAATAATCTTGATAATAATGACTATCTTGAATATATTTATTAGAATTCAAGAAACCTTGAGTGTTAAGCCAATAACCCCTTCCTTTACCATAACCTCTCAAAACCACTCTACCAGTTATTTCTGCAGAAACGTTAAAAGAAGAAATAGTGGCTTCGAGTTTTGCGCCAGAACCGTTAGTTGTCTGAATAGATATATTTGGAATAACATCGTATCCAGACCCAGCAGTGGTCAGAGTTGTAGAAACAATAGAACCGTTGGCGTCGGTTGTGATATAACCTTGCGCCGTAAGACTAGGAAACCCTCCCGAAAAAATCATTTTTTCATTATTAGCGTAACCTTGCCCAGATTTAATAATGTTAACATTATTTGAAATAGCGCCATAAAGATACGCTTTTACATATTCTTCTTCTGTATATCCTTTACCAGAACTGTATAGTCTTACTTGCGCAACAACACCATTACCGCCTGTATAGTTGGCGTCAATACTCTGATTTTCACCATATACTTCTCCTGCAGGATTAGCCATCAAGGATTCGTAAGTAGCAAACTGAGAAGGAAGGATAGTTGGCATAACTCTATAAACTGCGGCTGCAGTAGAGTTTAATGTAGGTTTACCATACAAAAACATGCTTGTTGAGTTAACAACTTCTTTGATTACAAGAAGCTGTTTGGTGCTTGATAAGCTAGAATTGGCTTGAACTTGAATTACACTATTACCACTGAAAATTGTAGTAAAGGCTGTGTTAACGCCAGTTATATAAGGTAAGAATGTAGCTTCGAATTGCGCACCAGATCCAGAAGAATTTCCTCCGGTTGAATTTGAAATCATAATATTAGAAGTTGGAGCAGAGAAATTTGCTCCGTAATTCGAAACAACTAAACTAGTAATACCACCGCTAGAATTAGTAGAAACAGTGGCAGTGGCGTTTGTGCCTGTTGGATTAACTACAGTAACATAATCGGTGTTACTGTATCCTGACATTGTTCCTACCGCAGAAACTGTATAAACTCTAGTATTTGTTGAACTGTAAGAAACATTTCCTCTCATGGTATTTGAAGCGAGAGTAGATCTTACGAAAGTGTTTGCTCTCTGGACATAGCTGTTACCAATTTTTACATTAGAAAGACTAGCTATTTTTCCGAAAACGCTATTTGTAAAAGACAAACATCCATTGGTAGTATTAAACGTATATGTCAGTATTGATGTATTGGTGTTTCCATAAGCTGATCCATGAGCTACGTTTGTAATAACAACTGAAGGATTAGTATTAACGAAAGCTGATCCAACATTAGAAATTGTAAAATATAAAGCTCCACCAGTAGCGTTTGTTAACATGGTAACAACAGCGTTAACACCACCTGGTTGGTCGTTCACGAAAATAATAACATCGTTATTGTTGTAACCTAATGGAGTTCCGGAATAAGAAATAGCGTTCAAACTCACATTTGAACCTATAGCGGAAACTAAATTGGCTCCTGGGTTGTTTGGGAATCCATAAGAAGTTGCATTAATGGCTGTATTAACGTCAACCATATTACAAATGAGGTCAGTGTTATAGGTAACTTCTTGAGGAGAGATAATTGAACCTATATCAAAAGAAGCGCCCTGCCCGTAATTGTCTCTTAAACCTCTATATGTAAATGTTGATGCATTGGCGGTAAAGCCCCAGCCGCCTTCCAATATATCAAAATACAAAGAACCGTATCCAAGAGCAGTTTCGGTAACTTTGACCATACCTTCCACGCCCTCTGAGATACGAACACCCGTATCAAGGTCGTTAGAAGCGATTTTTAGAATATCACCATTTTTGAAACTCTGGCCACCAGAAGTAATTTCCAAATAATCAAGCGACCCCAAAACATGAGAAGCTGCAGCTACTGCAGTAGCATTTGCTTCTTGTCCTTTTAGTACAATAGGCTCGTCTACAACGAAATCAATACCTCTTGGTAAAATATTGCTTATATAAAGAACGCTAGATATTTTACCAGAAAATGATTCTCTTACGTAATTCTCAACAACAGCAGTTGCGCCAGAAGTAATACCAATAATAGTTTTACCAACGTAATTTTGAAGAGCTGGTGAATCGGAAAGTTCTAGATATTTTGGTTCTAACCAAATGCCATCAGAAGCTCTAAGAATATCTTTTCCTGGAAGATATACTTCAACATCTTCTCCATAAACAAGTTTGAATAGCAAACGATAACATTGAATTGTACCCTTAGAACGATAAACGTCCAAGATGTGTTTTAATAGGAATCTTTTACTTGTAATGGTTTTGAATGGAATACCGTAAAGATATTTTTGTTGGAAATGAATAAGAAAACGCTCTAGTGTGCTATCGATATCACGATAACCCATAAGCTCACGTGCTTCTACTATTGGACCACCATCAGCCGCTTCGTGAGTTGAACTCTCGGTTTCCATCCATTCGTAATACGCTTTAATGAATAGAATAAA